TGATGCTATTTTAAAATTGATTAATAATGAAAATGAAGAGGTTATGAACATTAATATAAGAGGTATATATCCTACATTATTGAATGAAGCTTCATTATCACATAGGGATGGAGAAACTAATATAGATTGTGGTGTAAATTTTAATTATACTTTATTTGAAGTTGCTAGGCTATAATTTTAGTTTTTTCATAATAATAATTTTATATAAATATATAATAGGAGTTTAATTAGTATATAAATATATTAATTATTAATAATATAAAGTCCTATATAATGATTCTTATATAGGCATAAAACAAGGAGAAAATAATATGCCTTTTTATTTAAGTCCATTAGTTGATGTACAAGAGATAGATCTTACTACTACTATACCAGCAGTAGCAACATCAATTGGTGTGGAAATATTAAGAAACACATATAAAGGCCCTGAAATGAAAACTGTTTATCTTACTAGTGAAGATGAATTAGTCAAAACATTTGGATCACCTACAAGAAATAGATATTGTGCAGAAGATATCTTATCAGGTGCTGGGTTTTTAAAATATGGTAGAAATTTTTATTGTACAAGAGTAATGCCTATATCTGCTACATTTGCAGGTATTAAAGCATCTCCTGGAACATTTTCAACATCTGCATCACCATCTGGAACACCTTATTATACAAGTAATTTTGAAGAATACGATCCTGCATTTACACTTCAAGATATTGGTAATAGAGATGATCCATATTTTGGAGATCCGGATGAATTTGGTGATGAAATTGTAACAGATGCTCATGACATGTGGGTTATTTCATCTTCCCGTGGAGAATGGGGTAATAATACAAGATTATGTTTTGTAGATAAACCAACATATGATAGATTGAATTCAACACCATTATCTGCTATTTACGATGAAGATTGGTATCCTTATGATATTAATGATAATGTAAAACCAGAATGGGTAGGTAAAGAAGATCAAGCAACATTTTTTGATGTTATGAGTCTTGATACACCTATTATTAATGATACAGATTTCATTATTATTATACAAGATATAGCACAACAAGAAACAACATATGAAACAAGAGAAGTTTGGTATGTATCTACAAATCCATTGGCTACTGATGGTGAAGGTAGAACAAGATATTGTGAATCATTAATCAATAATTTTTCAAGATATATTAGAGTTTCATTAAATGAAACTAAAGTTGATCAACCATGGGATGTTACAACACCTGTATGGGAATATCATACTAAAGGTCATAATGGTAAAGATTATTTGACTGGAACTGATATGAATAATGGATCTAATATTGATCCTGCTATTCAAATGAACGCTTTAGATCTATATGCAAATGCTGAAGATATTGATGTTAATATTTTTATTGATTCTGATAAACAAGTTGATATTAAGAAATATATGATTCAGATTTGTGAAAAGAGAAAAGATTCTATGGCAATTCTTGATTGTAAATATGAACATGTTGTAAACAATAGAGGTAATGAAGTAGTTGATCTTACTGAATGGAGAAAAGGTATTGGTCCATTTTGGATTGATAATCTTAATGAAAACACATCATATGCAGCTCTTTATGGTAACTGGTGTGAAGTTTATGATAAATATCAAAGAAAATACACTTGGATTGGTACAGCTGGTCATGTTGCGGGTATATATGCTAAGACTGACTATGTAAGAGATCCATGGTGGGCACCTGCTGGTCTTAATAGAGCAATTTTGACTAGTGTAAGACGACTTGCATGGAATCCAAAACTTGGACATAGAGATATGTTATACAAGAATGGTATTAATCCTATTGTATCTTTTGCTGGACAAGGTAAAGTTATTTGGGGTCAAAAAACTATGTTGGATAAATCAAGTGCATTTAATAGAGTAAATGTAAGACGTTTGTTTATTGTACTTGAAAAGGCTATTAGTACAGCTGCTAAATATTTCTTATTTGAATTTAATGATAGAATTACAAGAGCACAACTTGTAGCTATGATAGAACCATTTTTAAGAGATGTTCAACAAAGACGTGGTGTTTATGATTTTAAGGTTGTCTGTGATGAAACTAATAATACACCTGAAAGAATTGATAGAAATGAATTATGGTGTACTATTTTTATTAAACCTACCAGAGTTGCTGAATTTATTGTACTTCAATTTGTTGCAATGAAAACAGGTATGACTTTTGAAGAAGCACAAGAAGAAGTAATTAATTACCAAGGTACTTAATTTTTATATAAATAAGATGTGAGGTATTAATTTACCTCACATTTAAATAAGGAGAAAAAATAATGTCTGATTTCAGTTTAAGTGGTTTTATATCAAACCAAACAAATCAAGATTTTGCAAGAGGATATACTTTCTATGTTATGTTTGAGAATACATCATATTTAGATAGTGATGATAGATTTCTTGTAAAATCATCATCATTACCTGCAAGTCAATTAGGTGTCGCGGAAGCAAATTGGCAGGGTAATGTATATAAATTAGGAACTACAAATGAATATAGTGATTTTACTATTGATTTTATGGTAGATCCACAAGATTTTATCCGTGAAAAATTTTTAGAATGGAATGATGATGTTCATAAAGTTGAAACAAATATTCATGGTAATCCACCACAATATATGCAAAATATCAAATTAGAACATCTTGATCATACAACAGGTAGCCCATTAATGACATATATATTATGGAAAGCCTTTCCTACTAATATTGGAGAAATTGCACTTGATTATAGTGCAAAAGATCTTGCTACATTTAGTGTAACATTTGCCTATCAATGGCACGAATATTCTTTGTAAGAATATTTAAAAACAAAAGGTGATAAAATATGTCAGAAAATAACTTAATTCAATTTCTAAATCAGTATTCTATATCAGTACATTTACCTAGTATAGATACTGATGTAGAAATTAAACCAATAACTACAGGACAATTGAAAAAAATTCTATCTTATGAAGGTATAGATGATACTTTCATTATAGAAGATATTCTTGATGATATAATTAATGGTTGTGTTATTACAAAAGATTTTAATGTAGATGATCTATCACTACAAGATAGATTTGATCTTTTAATTAATATTAGAAAAATTACAAAAGGTAATGAATATACTTTTAATATTAGATGTCCTAAATGTAATACAGACTTAATCAATAATATTAATATTGATGAATTAGAAAATGTACCATATCCAACAAATATTGATAATAAAGTTATATTAACTGATACATTATCAACATATGTTACTTTTATTACAAGAGGCATGCAAAAACAAGCAGTTAGTATTGTAAAAAAGAACAAAAGATATAACGAAGAACAAAAAATAGCTGAAATGGCAACATATGTTTTTGCTATGGGTATGACAAAATTTGATACTCCTGCTGGAGAAATAACAAATTCAAGTATTGAAGATAAAAAAGAGCTTCTAGATAGTCTTAGTGAAAATGTATATGATATTATTAATAAATGGTATAAAAAATACGATTACGGTATAAAATTTAAATATAAACCAAAATGTAGGTTTTGTAATTGGGAAGAAGATGAACAAGAAATACCATTATCAGGTTTTTTTTTCTAAGACATTTAATAATATCAGGATCAACTATTGATGGTATTTTAAGAGATCAATACTATTTAGCAAGACATTCTAATATACCATTATCAGATTCAAATATGATACCTGATTGGGAAAGAACAATGTTAATATCATTTTTATTAAGTGATATCAAAAAAGAAAAAGAATCATATGAAAGAATATAAAATAGAAAAATATTTAAAAACAGAAACAGACAATTTAGATGAAGGCATAGTTCAAATATATAATTCATTTAAAAAAGCATTAGGTCTTATTCAAGATCTTACAGCAATTTCATCAATGGATATTGATGAATATGAAATGGAAGATAGATTAAGTAATGTATTAAGCCCATTAGATGATATTCTAAGAAAATTCAATACAAAACCTATCTATAGAGATATGATTAGATGCGGTATTAAAACAGCATTAAAAAATATTAATTATACAAATAGAGAAAGAATAGGATATTAAAATTTATACCTCACTTCATTTTATATGAACGGATGATAAATATCTAAAGGGTATAATCCATAATGTGGATTATACCCTTTTTTTGGTGAAAATTTATGAATAAAATAAAAATAGAAAACTTTATTAAAGATTATACAAAATCTTTAGTAATTACAGATCGCAATATTAATGATTTGACAAAAGAAATATCATTTTTTATAAAACAACAACAACAATATATTGATGGGTCATTATCAAATGATGAAATATCTGATATATTAAAAAAAGGACAAGATGAAAATGATAAACATATAAAGTCAACTATTAACACAATCTCAAATAATACACAAGAAATTCAAAAAGAATTGTCAAATGTATCAAAAGAATTTACAAGCACTGCTGAAGATATATTAGGTGAAACTAGTAATATCATAAAACCTGTTACAAATGTTTTAAATTCCCTAAAAAGTACTAATACTGTTGATGCAACAGGTGTTATATTAAATAATACACAAAATCTATTATCTGATATATTAGGTGAAACAAACAGTGTATTAAAACCAATATCTTTAGGCTTTAATTTGATGTTTGCTATGTCAAAAGACATTACATCATATATTAAAAAATCAAATGAATCTAATAGAGAATTATTAGAAACTGATAAAGATTTATCTGATACTATGAACAAATCAAATGATATTCAGGAAGATATTCTTGATTCATTAAATGTTAATAATGAACACCAAAAACAGATTGCTCTTAAAATGGATAGAGATAAAAAGAAAGGTGGTATGAGCAATGTAAAAAAAGGTATATATACAGCTCTAGCTGGTCTTGTTATTGGTGGATTTATAAGAAGTATTGTATTACCTTTTGAAGTAATTTTCAATCAAATTAAAAAAATTACTTCTTTATTGGGTTTTGTTAGTAATGGAGAATCAAAAATAGCAAAAAGTATAAAAAGTATTACAACATTCTTTGTTAATATTGGAGAATGGTTTGCTGATTTCGGAATGAAATTAAAAACTACAGTTCTAATGAAAATATTAGATAAAGCGAAAGACTTTAATAAATGGTTAAAGTCTTTCTCTAAAATAGAACCTATAATAACATTCTTTGAATCATCATTTGGTAAAGTATTCACGATTTTAAAAACTATAAAAGAACATGTGCCATATATTACAAAATTCTTTGCTTTTATGGGTGGATCATTAGGAAAGTTTGTTATATTGATTGATGCTGTAAAAATTGGTTTTAAATTTCTTGGGTGGCCATTACAGATTTTAATAAGTCTTTTTGATTTTATTAAAGGGTTTATGGGATCAAAGAAAAAAACATTTCTTGGAAAAATAGAAGATGGTTTTATTACTGCAGTAACATCATTTTTTGAACTTCCTATAAGAATGTTAGCATGGGCAGTAGAAAAATTATCATTTGGTAAATTTCAAAATCTTGGTGATAAATGGGTAATTTTATTTAAAGAAGGTCTTGATCAATTTCTTATGCCATTTGTGTGGTTAAGAATATTTATATGGAAAACTATTGGAGATCTTGAACCTATATTTGTATATCTAAAATCATCATTAATGACATCAATA